GATGTATTTAGAGTGGTTTTCTATTTGTTCACGTATAATGAGAATAGGCCCAAGATCGGCCATTATTTGAATCTCTTTTACCCTTTCATTAGGAAATCTTTTTTGTGATTTATAAGTATAAAAATCATATTTTTCTGAAAATTGTTTACGATAGGTTTTATTTACCTTTTGCAAAAGAGTTAAAAGATAATGATAATATTCTACGGCTTGCTGTCTTTCTGTATAGATATTAGTCATAAGTTCAGCAACATCAGGGAGTCTTTTCATCATTGTAGACATATTTTGAACTTTAGCTTTCCATTCAACTCTTTCTTTAGAGAAACGAGATTCCATGGTATCTTGGCCTTCTTTATTTTCAGGAACCTCTTCTTTTATAAAGTCGTCAAAAGAGCTCGGTATTTGTGGAAGAGTCTCGTTTTCCATTCTTTTTCGGTTTAAATATTTCTATTTTTGTTTTTTTGTTTTCCTTTTTAGGATTAGAAATTTTAATATCTAAATTAGGTATTTCCTCATCGAAATTAAAATTCCATTTTAGTTTTGGATCGAGTGGTTTCATAATTCAATTAAATCCATTGGGTCATCAGTAAAATATTTATCCCACATAGGAACTACAGCCTTATTCATCTTTAACCATATCATGAAATCATTTAGATCCCATTTTCTTCCAAATGCTGGTTTAGGGGGAAGACCATAATCTCTTTTTAACCTCTCCCAAAGAAAAATTTGGTAACCCTCATTTATTCTTTTAAGAGCATTAGTTCTTCCTGTTGAATCGTCATCATAGAAATATCTTCGAGGCATTTCAATAGGAAACGATTTATTAGCTCCTCCATTTGCAATAGAATTTGGGAATAAAAAGGAATCAAAAGGTCCTTCAAAAATGGTTACTGGTCGATTAAAATTTATTCTGCAAATATTAAAAAGTTGAGAAAGGGTTTCTATTTCGTCGGGGACTTTTTCTGTTTTTCCCAGCAATTCATACATCTTTGTAGCACCATAGGTCATATATCCTCCATGGTTTCTTAAAAACCTTCTCTTCTGAAATCCTAAAATCTTTCCCGAAGGAGTTAAATTTAGGATTAATAAAAAATTATGATAAGTGCTATATAGGAAATATTCTTCTTTGAATTGCAATCTCCTATTTAACCATGACCAGACAGGAGAATCTTTCGCTTCGATTAAACCAAATCTCTTTTTGATCTCCTGTCTGTCAATGGCATACCCCTCAATGGTCGGAACATCCAGTAGAAGAGAAATATCATACTTTCCTGCTACTGAGGTGAAATCCCCCTTATTTTCCGCTATATACGTAAGGACATCTAAGGTTAGGTCTATTTTAAAATCCTTAAAGAATTGATCTACTCTCTTAAATTCCCCACAGTTAAAACATTTATAATAAAATTTGTGTTTTCCCTCTAAGATTATATTTCCTCTTTGTTTCCAAGAGCTTTGCATAGAGTCGCCACAATAAGGACAGCTGCCCGTTATCCTTTTTGAATGTTTATGAATTTTTTGTTTAATCGGGTCAGAAGGAAATCTTGCTCTTGAAATATTCTCAAAATTATTCATAAGAATATTTAAAAGCTGATCAGGAGAAACTTTTCTATCAAGTTCCTCAAAATCAAAGAATGTTGATGTGTCAAATAAGGCGCTCATACGAAATTCTTTTAACATAATCTTTGGGAGGACAAATTACTTCATCCCCCCTAAAGATCATGCTCAAGTTTTATTTACATCTTTCCGATGATGTCGTCGAGGTCTCCAAGATCACTGGCACCTTTGGAACCACCTATGTTTCCAAGGTCAAGATCCGGAATGTCAAGATTATCTCCGCCAAGGTCAAGATCATCTACACTTATATCAGACGAAGTTATACCCGCTTTCCCCTGAAGAGTTGCATCACCAGCTGTACCGGATTTTGGAGCAGCTGAATCTTTGCTAACAACATTAGCATATTTCTGTGAAACTGTACCTTCTCCAGTAACAGCTACGATTACATGATTTACATAATCATAAGTATCCTGATCCCACTCTTTATAAGAGTATTTAGAAAGATCTGGGGAGTTAGCTTTAACCCATTCGAAAATTTCTTTCTTGTTACCCTGAGGAGTGACAGGAACAAGTTTTCCATCTGCATTAGGAATGCAAAGGGGAATTCTCTTATCAACGAACTTTGACTGATCATAGTTGTTGAATCCTGAAACCTTAGTAATTACTAAAGCGAAAGCTTTTCCCTGGAGAATATCGAATGGATCATGAGATTCACCGATAACAGGTTTGAGTTCAGCCTGTATCTTTTCCCATATCTTAACTCCATAACGGAAGACCATAATCTTACCCTCTGCTTCGGGGTTATTCTCGTCACGAATGACCTGAACAAGTGAAGCATAAGAGTGCCTACGTGAAAAGTTGACGGCAAGTTTCTGCATTTGAACACTTTCGCTTTTGCGAAGTTTCCAGTAAATATCCTGGAGAGGTGATGGTTTACCCACAGAACTGGGGCAATCAATATATCGGCCACGCTGTGTAACAGGGTCAACCAAATATGATACCCATTTTTCTTGAATAGAACCGTGTTTTGGATCTTGGTGCCAGGGAATAAAACGAATGATGGACTGATAAATTCCACCTTTTCCCTTATCGGCGGTTGGATTGTACTCCTCTGTTTGTTTAGAGGTTGTTGAGGGAGCTTCTACTCCCGGCGTAAAGAACGCATCGTAGTTTTCTACATTACTCATAGTTTTAAGACATTTTAGTTAGTAAGACAATTTAGCTTTTTAGGTACCTTTAGCTCATTTATCTATGTATATATCCAAAAACAAAGGCGAAGTTTTGTGCTCCGCCTCATTATTTTATTAACTTTTCGTTAAATTTTACTCTAAATATTCTCTTATTTTTTCTTTAGCTTTTTCCAATTTAGTAAAGGTCATTTGCCTATCCATATATGTTGTAGAAGCAAAATAATATTCTAATCCAGATTTTACCCAAGCCAAAGAATAAGCATCTAATTGATATTTGTCCTTGGAAGATTTGATAATTTTTTTATCCTTAAAAACAGAAACTACTACCATTTCTCCGGCTTCAGTAGTTTTATCATCAGTAATCCTAGGTTCTAAAGAAGGATCAATTTCTTTAAAAGCCGCCATAAGTTTTTGTGCTTCTCTAGCATGCTTATTTCCGATGTTCATAGAATCCTTAGGATCGATACCTCTTACAAATTGTGCTCTCATCTTATTTTAAGATTTCTTTTCTTCAACCCATCTAATCCTTCAGACTCCCATATTTCTTTTACCCTGGAATAGTAAATGTAAAATTTATTTATATATTTTTTCTTTTGGGATTCGGAGATATATTCCCATGGTTCAAATCCCTTTTTAAACCAATATAACTGATCATTCCAATCATAAAATACATAATCCCTATTTTTCTTTTCCATAGTTTGTTCCAATCCAGCCCAATAATGGCCGGAGATTGCTTCAGAAAAATAAGCATTTAGTTCGACAGGGTCCAGATAATATTTGGCTACCTCAGCATCATAGTTTATTCCAGAATTTGATAGAATCTTTCCCTGCAATCCATTATATCCGGATCTTTGATTTTTTCCTCCACTTATCCAATAATCATAAGCATGCTGTAATTCATGTAATAAATTTTCTCTAGAGCAAAAAATTATAAAGCCTGATTTAAATACCTTATATTTTTCTAATGACTCCGGTGTAAATACGTTCTTGTAATCTGGAGGATAAATGATTGCACCAGCTTCCTGCCATTCTTCGTCGGATATATCACCGTAGATTAATCCTATTCCGCTTTGAATAAATTTATCTATTTTTTCATATTTCTTAGAATCGACTATATTTCGAATATCAAATTCATCAGAATCCTCTTTAAGAGGATTTAATCTCTTTATATTTTTTTCCTTAAACCAGGAAAAGATCTCAAAGGAAACTTTATGTAATTCCTTTAAACTATTATAATCCTCATTTAAAACAAATTGAGCTCTCATAAATTAATAAATAGTTCCCAAAATACATAAAATATCTTCTGTAATTTGGTTTTTAATATAAATTTCTCTAGTCGATGATCCAATTAACTGGAATTTTCCCACTTCATCTTCTTTATCATATACCCAATCTTCCCTTTCGATATATTGATCAAGAATTAAATCATTTGGATTTAATGGAATATCTTCTGGATCATTAGGCCAAATGCCTACCCCAACTTTTTGCTCTGATGTTTGTAACATTTTAGCTGCTGCTGTAAGTAAATTATTTTGTTCTCCAGCAAACAGATTTTCAAACCATGGATATTTTTCACAAGCTTCCATAAAAGGCATTGAAGGAATAGTAGCAAAGAAATTATTTTTATTCTTGCCAATATTCATAGCTTTTTTAGGATCCATCCCTCTTTCAAAATTTACTGCTTCACTTACAAAATTTGGAAATGCTCCTATATTTTTAAAATATTCTTTGAAAGGCCCTTTTATTTTATATTTTATCTTGTATACAGCGGATCTTTTTTCTTCATATTCTCCTGGGAATTGTAAAAATTCATCAATACCATATCCCTTTAAAATATCCTCTATCCAATTTTTTGGATAAACTGAACTAAAAATATAATAGTCTTCACCCATCGGATAAAATCCCCATAGAGTTTGCATATCTCTTTTGCTACCTAATTCAATTTCATTATGATGTATATTTTTTAATTTATTGAGTATTCTATTTTTTGTTCCTATATCTATAGAAGCTTTTGGATCTAGTCCTCTTTCAAAATCCAATGATTCATCAATTTTTCCTCCCCATTGAGCTATTATTTCATTTGCAGCTTCTTGGGGTGATTTTCTTCCGCCATAATTTAAATTAGCAAATGGTTTTCCGGGTTTATTCCATTTTATAGGTGTAAAATAATATTGATTGTCGTCTTTAGATTCGAAAAATTCAATGCCATAATTATAAGAAGACGTAGGAGGGATCCAAGTAGCTCGGATTCCCGTTTGAAGAAGAAATGTGGCTTTGCGAACATCGATTTTACCACCATATTTCTTTTGAATATCACCAAAAATATTTTTGAGTTCTTCTCTAGCTTTTTCAAGCATTCGATTATGGTAATGTCCTATTTTTAAAGAATCTTTTGGCTCTAGACCTCTTTCAAAATTTATGGATTCATTTACTTCAGGGTCTTTCAGATAAACTATATAAGGTTTTCGAGAACGATCAAATTCCAAAATTCCTTTATTTTCTAGTTCATCAAAAATCCTTCTCATCGTAAGAGATGGGATTTCTCTCTCCGGGCGAATTTCTGGAAACGGAGCAAAATTACCATGAGTTATCAGATGATTAAGCATTTTTACCTGATAATCTATAGTCCAATCGGGCTGTCTCGGTAAGTTTTTAACAATATAAGGCTTGAGAGAAGTCTTTCTTAAATATTGAATAGCTTCTTCGGGTGAATATGGAGTATTGGCGGGATATATTCTATCCCAAGTATTTTCATATCTTGAAAGACCAATATCCATTGCTTTTCTAGGATCTTGGCCCTTTATAAATTTAGCATCCATTATTTATCTCTTCCAAAGCGGAAGAAGCTAATTATTTTAAGTAGCGGAAGATAACTTCCGGTAAGTTTAAAGAGGTTTCCTTCAAATTTAAATACAATTCCTTCTACAGGAACTATTGAATCCCATCCTCCAGCTCTAATAAATCTGTCATACTGAATTCTTAAGTTTTCAGATTTTTCTCCTTTATACTCTTTCAATTTATTTATCCCTGTTTCCGCTTTATTAGATATGATTTTTTTGGATTCTTCTGGATTAGAGCAAGCAATATCTTTTAGGTTTTGAAGAATTTTTACCCCCACTTTTGATAAGAGTTCAATAATTATCTCAAGGAATTCAGTTCGGGTCTCTTCAATTGTTGAATCCACCTCTCTTACCCAGGTAGCTAATCTTGAATTTACCCCAACTAAAAGTTTCGTAATATTTCTGGATTTATCTAAATACGCCCATCTTTGAATAAGTCCTCTTCTTAATCCTGGGTCTTCTTCATTATACATATTAAATTCAAAATCTATGAATTCTTCTAATTCTATTGCTAGAAAATCTTTTAAAGTATTTCCTTCTACCAAATTTCTTTCATACATTAAATCATCCAATTCATTAAGGAATAGAGACGGATCTATAACTGAAAAAGAAACTTTATTAGTTTTATCGACATCAAAAGTAGTTTTTGCCCCATTCTGGGCATCTTTAATAAGTTCTAAAAATTCGTCTAGATTTCTATCGACAATTTTTCCTTCCGTTTGAACATTATGAATTCGAAGTTGGCTTTTTCCATAATGGATAATATTTTCCATTAAAGGAGTCAGTAATTCCATATTCAACCAATATTTTCCATCACAGAAGAAATTTTGGAGAATTTTTTCCTCTATTGGAACGAAAATCAGTTGTAAATCTTGAGCAGCTGTAGCATAAGACTCCTTGGATTCCGGGGTTTTCATATAATCACCTACAAGATCCCAGCGAATAGCTTCAGCTCCGTTATTTCGAACTTGTTTAGGAGTACGAGCAATATAAACATGACCATTTTTATAAGTGGCCATTATATTTTGTCCGTCTAATTTTTCAGATGGATTTTCAAGAGTTCCATAGCAAGCTCTTGTAATTATTTCTCTTATCTGTCCGAATGTTAAATCTGTATTTTCCCAAGGGGATAAAATGTGTCCGGCTGATCCTGCCATATTATGATCTTTTACGTGTCCAAGTTTTCTTTTTTTCGTTCCATTCCCAATCTTTAAGAGGCTCATCGTCCTCATCCTCGACAATCGGAAATTGTGCTTTATAATTATATCCTGCTTGATAACGATCATATCCTAAAGGAGAACTTTCTGTAGGTGTTCCTGATGTGTGAAGAGCTTCTGTTACAGCATCGTTTTCAGTATCAGTTACAGCATCATTTTCTGGTAAAGAAATATTTTGTTCTAATATATCCCATATAAAAGATACTGTTCTTCTGTTGAATCAGGATAACCTGCCATAAAATTTTCGATATTTCCCTCAATAAGATCCTGTCTAAGAACGCTCGCCGAAATAGGTTCTCCTTCGTGTTCGTCGGTTCGTCCTCTAAAATGCAAGGGTTCAATATTTACAGATAATTGGACAATATCAACTCCTTCTCTATAAAATTTTCCTTCTGGCGAATGTTTTTTGGCAAAGTCTGTGATCCTTTTAGCATTTTCTTCTTCTTTACTTGAAGCGGCAAGGGTATAAGCTCCTTTATCAGCTTCTTCCATAATCTTATAAGCTGCTAATACCGGAGAAGGCCAAGGAACACCTTGAACTACTACTTTTTTCATATCCTCAGTTAATTTCTCGAGCATTTCTACAGCTTGAGATTGGACAATTCCGTCACGAACCCCTGGTCCTACAAGGACCCAGATTTCTTTTACTTCGGGAAGTTCTGCATATTTTTTAATAAGATCAATATGCCCTCCATGAGGGGGTTTAAATCCACCGGGATATAAAACAGTTACTTTTTCCATTCTTCAACTTCTTTTGGTATTGAGAGATTTTGCTCTTCGAGGCATTCAACAAATCGATTGATGATGCCTTCTCGTTTATTTATCCACTTAAAATTAGGGGACATAACTATATCCCAGAGTTTCTCAAAAGTATTAATATCGCTTGGTTTATAGTGTTCCCCGACAGTTAAATCCGTAACCTCCTGGGGATCATTTGTAATAAAGAAATCAAAGCCTTCTACATTTTTACCTTTTTTTACTAATCCCTTTTTGCCCATGAAATTTTTTCTTACCCGAGAAACACCAAAGGGATACCTTAAAATATTTACTTCTATTTCTTCAATACCACCATCTTCCGTAGTTTTAGTAATTTCTTTTGTGGGCTCTGTGATAAGAGCCATAAGAAGAATATTCCGATAATAACCCTTATATTTTGATTCTTCCTTTCGAAAATCCGGAGAATGATATATAAATCTTGACCAGTAGAGATTGGTGGATAACATTAAATCGATCTGAACCAAATCCTTTTCATCCGGAAATATTTCCCCGCAATTTTCAAGACTTTTAGATCCTCCGATAGGACAGCCAAAAGAAACAATTCTGAATCCATAGTTCACCTTTGTTTCGAATCCCATTCCTTCGAGATCAAGTCTTAAAAGATTGAGTTCAATATTTTTTGGCATAGAGACAGCAATATCAATATCTCCGTGTGTTTCCCCTTCTTTTTTCTTTCCATAAGAACCCAATATTTCTACATCTTTATCTTCTATTGGGATAACTGTTAGCCGAGGGAAAACCTCTTGCCTTATCCATTTGATTGTTTTTTCAGCCTCTTCAAAAGTAACTGATCGAGATTTTACGGCATTACCTCCCATAATATAATTTTTTACAAATATACACAAAAATGGGATAAGTTTTATTCTTATCCCGTTATGGTTTTGTTAAAAAATCGAATAATTATAAAAGCCACTAGACCTGTTGCGGAAGATCCGCAGGTATGGCATCGATTGGTTCTTTTTCTTTTTTAACTAGATTAACAACTTTTCTTGAAGTTCTATCTGGATCATTTTCTTTATCCGGATGCCATGAATAAACACCTTTAGTAAAATTAACTTGGAAAGGTTCTTTTAATTTCATAGCATATTTCTTTCCCTCCCCTGGTTTTACATAAGCAATTGTCATGTGAGGATGATAATCAGGAAAACTTTGTGTATTCGGTATTTGCATAAAAATATCTCTATATTTCTGCAGTTGCCCGGTCAAAGGTAAATTATATTTTACCACATCATATTCTTCCCCCTCAAAAACCCCTATTTCACTTACAGTTAAAGTTACAGGTTTCATATAATATTCAAGCATTTCCCCCATTCTCTGAGGATCTACTTCTTCTTCGTGAATTCCGTAGAGAATAGTTACATGAGGGGTTTCTTCTAATCCGTACGAATCATCATAAGGTTTAATAAAAACATCATCTTCTTCTATTCCAGCTGTATGATATTCATTCCAATTTTTAATATCAGCATCCATCATAATGCAACCGTATCTCGGCTCACTTGCTGGTTTTTGATGCTGTTCATTTAGCCAACGACCAAATCCCATGAATCCCTCTTTTAGGGAAACTTCTTTATGCTTAAAAGCTGCACCATCATCTGTTTTCATTGAGGGAACATATTTATATTTTGGGTTTTCTTCTTTGATATATTTCATTAATCTGGAGCCAAATCCTTGCCTCCTAAATTCAGGTCTTACAAAAATATGACTTACTGAAAGCTCTCCATCATAAAGAACATATTCAACAATACCTACGATTTCTCCGTCCAAATAAATACCTGCTTCACAATTTAATTGTCCTGAATAGGCATCAATAACTTCATTTGTATAGGTTATCTTAGGCATTTGTTTATTTATTAAGAAATCGAAGATAAAGTTTTGAGCATTTCTATAACTTCAGGCTGCGGATGTAAATCTGTTTTTGCATTTGCTGGGCGATACGATACATGTGTCCATACCCCTGGTTCCCCGGAAAGAGCCTTTTGAGAAACATCCCACATATCTTCGTTATATTTTACAGGGATACCATACTTATCTTTCCAGAAAAGGATTAATTCCCCTGCTGTTCTGATTTGCTCAAGGGTATATTTTTCATAATAATTATATCCCCTAAATCCATCTGGATAATATTGCATTGGAACATCAACTGCATTGCCATAATAAGTATAGTATTTTCCTACTTCAGTCTGAATCATCTTAGGTGTTCCATCAGCTTTCTTACCAAATTGTTTGATTGTTCCATCACCGGGAATTAAGTATCCCCAATTATCAATTTCAATTCCTATAGATTGACTATCCCTTGCTTTATTTCCTATTCCAAGATGCCAAGCCCAATATTTTGAAGAAAATAATTGATAAGGAGTTCCATCTCTATCAATAATAATAGCGGTTCCTACTACAGAATTATCATCTTCCCAAGTAGCTATATCACCGGTTACACCATTGCCACTTACAGTATGATGTAATACAATTTGTTTTTTAGTAAATTCTTCTTTGAAATAATCCTTCTCCGGGAAGGGAACAACTTTTATCTTATGAAGTTCTATGGGTTTTAAATCTGACCACATATTGGAAATTATTTTAGTTTCAGAAGTAGATGCTTCTGGTGTATGCTCATAAAATTTCCAATCATTTTTAAACGGAAAAAAGAACCAATTGAAAGGAAATGATGATGACATTTTTATTTTATTTATTCCATCAATTTTTTCTTTATTAACCTTTCGCATTTGGATTTCCAATTAGCTCCAAGAGAACTAATGGCTTTGGTTTTTGTATATTTAAGAATATTTTTATTTTCTATCCAATCATCATCAATATGCCACAAGAAATCATCATGGAACTTTAGGAAGGGCCACTTATCATCCATGTTTGTAAAATGAATTCTTTCTTCGGGAATGCCCGAGGAATTAGCAACTTCCTTTAAATCATTATTGGTAATATCCACATTGATTGAAGTCTGGAAAAATTCTTGATATTTTTTATTATCTCCAAATCTTGAAGTTACTATCCAAACCTCATATCCTTTTTCTATTAATTCCTTGGCATAATTCTGAATGCTTTTTCTATCCAGTGTTCCGTCGAAATCAAAAGAAATTTTTATATTAGACGGGGCTAACATGTTTTAAAAGTTTTTCTCCTGCCGAAGTAATTATCCATCCTTCTTCGGTTTTTTCTATTAAACCTACCTTCGAAAATAGTGCCAAAGAAATAGCAGCAACTTCTTTTGCATCTTGAACAGCATCTTTTATTTCTCCCTCTGAAAGAAGAGGGGTTGCTCCTGTTTCGAGTTTTTTAGTTACTCTTGCTTTAATTGAAGCAAAAACCGATTCTCTTTTCATAAAAGGAACATTGATTTCTTTATCAAACTCTCCTCTTGCCAATCGGTCTTTCATTTTATTTAAAAATACTTGTGCAGATTCTGGATTCATAATATTATGTTTTCGCTATTTATTTGTTATTATACTCATAAAAAGTTAAAAGATTATTTCTTAACGGGGTTTTAACGCCGGAGTTAAAATAAAAAATTAACTAAATTTTAACAGGAGGATAAAAACTATTTCGAGGGGGGTCATACAATAAGTGCCCAAGAGAGAAAGAAAGAATCTCCTTAAGAGAAAGAGAATAAATAAAGAAAAACCCCTTAATGAAGTTAGTTCAGGAATCATTGAATTTTGAAAGAGGGCAGGATCCAAAAGCTTCCTTAAAAATTGGATTTGGAAGATATTCTAATGAACATGGCGATGGGGTTTCAAAAGCACTTATAAAATTAAAACCTTATTTAAATAAATATGGGTTTCAAATGGTTGAAGAAAATCTGGAACCACCCATTAAATTAGTTTTTTCAAATGATAACGAGGATAAAATAAGAATTGCCCAGAGAAATACTTTAGGGGATGGTATTCATGGGGTTCGTGTTGAATTCAGTCTTCGGAATGGACTTACCTTTTTTGATCCAACAACTAAATTTGAAAATGAACAGGTAGAAAGGATGGATCCGGAAGAAATTTTCCAAAAGCATTTTGGAAATCCTATTAAAGAAGGATTAAATTTTGAAAGGGGAAATTTTCCGAAAAAAGCCTTAAAAATAGGAATGACCGAACTTCTTCAAGATATGGAGGAAAAATTCAAAAAATATTTTCCCGGGGTAATATCCAGATATTCATATTTTCATCAGGACAAAAAAACCGGGGATGGCGATGTATTTTTTGCTCATCTTCTTACACGTAGTGTTTTTTGGAATAGAACAGTAAGGGAATTTTTTGAAAACGATCCATATTTTGAATTAATCTCTTATAAACCTCTAGATGTAAATTCTTCGGGGGCAAGCGATGATGCTATTTTAAAAATTAAATTCAATCCTAATAAATTAAAAGAATCTGTCAATTTTGAAAGAGGAATTGATCCTAAATCTTCAATGAGAATTGGTAATGCAGCTATTCTTCCGCAGATGATTTGGAAGGGACTGGGCAAATACAGAAAACACTGATCCCGATTTCATACATTGGCCGGAGCCCATTGTAAAAGAGTTAGAAGATCAATTAGGGGAAAAGCGCTGGCAACCTTATTAATTTTTTTCTAAATAAGTTTGTACAGCCCAATAAGCGTCAACCAAATCATCTAAATGATCTATCCAGGTACCTGTTTTCTTTTGAAATAAAGAAGGGTTAGAAAAAATTATTTGTGCAAAAGGACAGGAAGTTCGAACAAAAGCATCTATCATATCTTTTTTAGTTTTCCCTTTCCCCGAACATCCTGCAGTTTTCTTTATTGTGATAGGAGCATAAGTAGTCATGTTTTCAAATGGGATACAATTGTCAAAAAGATCCCTCATAAGCATATACTTATAACCACCCAATTGGATACCCATATTACCGGAGGAATTAAATGATAACCCTTCAAAAACTATTTGCCATTTTTTCATCTCACCATTTGGCAAACTAGTAATAATTAAATCGGAAAGATACATGGAGTTAGATACTTCCCAACGCATTTTTTCTGAAGAATCCTTCCCTTTATATTTTTGATCTCTCCTATCTATAAGATTTATGCCCGCGTCGCGATAGATTTTTTTAATCTTATCGCTAAGATCAAAAGGCCAAGAATAAAAAGTATATTTTCCGTTTTGATATAAACAAGCAGCAGGCTTATTGATTGAAAAATCAAAGCCAATTATTGTATTCATTAAATTAAAGATTTAAAGGGTTATCTCTTTTTTACTAATAAAGAGTCTAATTGTTTTTGCTGATAATCAATTAATTCTTTATTTTTTCTTATATGCTCTAAATTCGAAGTAGTATCTATTCTTAAATCCGTGATTCTTTTTTGTTCTTTTTTAAAAGTATCTGTAATAACAATAAGAGTTTCTGATGGGAATGATATTTCTTCAGATTGCAATGCATACTCAATTGTATCCAAAGAAAATGCTAGCGAATCAGAAGTCACCATCTCAGCTTTTTGATATGACCCTCCACATCCATAAAGAAAAATTACTAAAAATAAAAATACTAGTTTTTTCATTGTTGTTTCATATATTGAATGATCTGGCCATTTAATTCAGCTTGTTTTTGAAGAGTTTTATTGATCTCTTTTAATTCTGCTTTTAATTCATTAACGGATTCAATGGTTTCTTCTAAAACCACTTTTGTTTTTGTTTTATTAGAAGTTGAAGTTGCAACCCAGCCAATGGATGTTGCAATAAAAAGAATGATGAATATAACATCTCTAAACTTCTCCATAAAAAGTTTCCATAAATTCTTTTCTTCTTTTGCAGCTGGCATTTGTTTAAATTTATTTTCCTAGAGCTATTCCAATAGCCGTTGTTACTAATCTTGAAGTTATTAATTTACCTAATGTTCCATTTTCGTCGATACCAAGAGCTTTACAAATAGCTCGACCAATAGCAGGTCCAGCTAAAGCTCCCGCAGCACCCCCAACAAGGGCTCCAAGAAATCCTTCATCTATTTCTTCTCCTTTTTTAATCTTATCAAGAATTTGGTAATAAGCTTTCTCTGCTTCTTGTATCTGGTCGGGTTCCATATCTTTTATTTCTTCCGATTCAAATATCTTTGAGCTTCTGGAATACTTAATATCATAATAAGTGGGAAAATCGATTTCTTTTGATTCCTCTACTTGAAGACGGGATTTAGTATTTTCTTCCATGATATTCTTTTATTTCTTTTTATATATTATTCTGATTTTGACCAGCTCTTCTCTGAATCCTATATCTATTGTATACAAGATTTAAAGAAAAAGTATTAAATTCGGCTGCTGTTGTAGCATAAGATATTTCAAATTGCGATAAACTTTTAGGAACAATTTTTTCAAAAGTAAAGGCTACTAATTCCATTCCATGATGATCAAGAAAAGAAACAAACATGGGAGGCCAAAATGGCTGAGTTGGCGAATATTCTACAAATTTTTCTATTTGTTCAAAAAGGATCCAATATGAAATAAATCCCTCGGTTAATTTAAAAGTTATAGTAAGATTTTTATCTATAACAGGTTCAAGCTCTTTTCCCCCTCTATATGTGATCCTATACTGATGCTGTGTTTGCTCAATGGTAGGAAGTTCTACAGCAGGAAAATTAATACTTTGAACAGAAGCATTTATAAAATCTTCTACAGTTTCATAAGGGAGTTTTAATCTCTTAACAACGTCAGCCCACCTAGCATGGATTTCTGGATAAAAGAAATTCTTGGGAAATTGGACGACGAACTGGTTGTTCAAACTATTAAGAATCATTTCGGATATATATTTTAAATTATATATTCATGGAAAAAGAAAAGTTTATTTGTCAAATATGTCAGAAGGAATACCCTACTTTATCTCATTTATCAAAGCATATTAATACTCATAACATATCAAAAAAAGAATATTATGATAACTATTTGAAGAAAAAGGGGGATGGGGTTTGCCCTATCTGTCATTCTTCTACCCCTTATACAAATAAATGGCAAAATGCTTATAAAATCTATTGCTCAAATGAATGCAAAAAGGCCGGGGTTCCTAAAAATGTTGAAAGGACCTCTATTGAAAGATATGGGGTCTCAAATGTAAATAAGTTGAAAGATATTCGAAATAAAATTAAAATAACTAATGAAGAAATTTATGGAAATTCTTGTCCTATGCAAAATTTAGAGATTCAAAGGAACATAAGAAGAAAGAATCTGGAAAGATTAGGGGTAGAATTACCCTTTCAATCTAAAAAAATTCAGAAAAAGGGGGCAATAACAAGAAAAGAAAAATATGGCGGGGAATATACATTCCAGTCTTCAGAATTAGTAGAAAAAATTCATAAAACAAATATGTTAAGATATGGAATGCCTAATCCTATTCAAAGTTTGGGGGTTTTTTCAAAACAACAATTATCTGGTCTTTTTATAAAAAGATATAAAGAATCTTCTTTATTTTATCAAGGGTCTTATGAATTAGATTTCTTAGAAAAATATTATGATTTATTAAATATCCAAAGAGCTCCTTTTATAAAATATAAATTTAGAGATAAAGAAAGAATTTATTATCCTGATTTTTATATTCCCTCTATAAATTTAATTATAGAGGTAAAAAATAAATATTTAGCCAAAAGGGATAAACAAACAATTAGGGCTAAGAAAAAAGCTGTTATTCAGCAAGGATTTCAATTTATTATGATTGTAAATAAAAATTATGAAGAATTTGAAAAACTTATTTCCTCATCATCTCTATAATTAAAAAATAAAGTGAAACCATGGCAGAACTTGAAATTAACAACGTTGAAGAATTAAAAGAAAAATTATCCGAAGCTGTTGAAGCAAGCCCAAATAAACCTTCTGAAGAAGAAATAAAAGCTGCAGGAGAAGAATTTGAAGCAGCAGCAAAAGCATTTCCCGTAAAAATGTGGGAAATAGGTGGGAATAAAGATGCTCGAGAATATTGTAGCTATCTTTCCCATTATGTAAGGAATCGTCTTTTCTGGACCAAAAATGGATGGATGGGTGTAGTTAAACTTGATGAAGAATTAAGAGCTGCTGAAAATCTTCTCAATGGTAAAGAACCATTAAAACTTGGATACCAGGCCCTTGAATTTGTTTATTATTCTCTTATGAATCCTGGCGGAGTTGGTCTTCAATCGGCTCAAGATTTTGAATCTGAAGGGGAACAATATCTTCCTTTAATGGAAGCTGTTTCTGTAACACTTAATAAAGCAAGGGGAGAACTTAAGAATATCCAATTCCTTCAGGATAAGTATGCAGCTATGCAGCAGGGATTTTATCTCGAATTAGAACAAGCACCAGTTGAAGAACCAGGAACTCAAGGGGAGGATCTCGGAACAATGGAAGTTTCATTAGATGAAGAATTAGACGGAAATTCAGGAACTCCTCCTACAGAAGAGATAGGAGATCTTTCCATAGAAAAATCTGAATAATTTTTAACATTTCTTTAACAAATATCCCTTGAATAGAGGGATATTTTTTTGAAATATGGAGGGATATAAAAAACTAATATCCCTCTTTTTTGTATAAACTTCGTAAGAAAGTTTTTGCAAGAATATATAAAAACAAATAATTAAATTATGGCTACAACACCACAACAATTTTTTTCAAAAAACATGAAATGGTTTGCTTTGGCTTTATTGTTTTTACTTATGATTAAGAGTGTGCAGAGTTGCAATAGAAAAACTCTTTTGAATATGGGATCAAAACAATACATTGAGCAAATAGATTCTCTAAAAACTCTTTACAATAATTATTACAGGGATTCCCAGGACAGTATAAAGAAATTGAATTTCGAACTTAAACTTGCAAACGAACAGGTAAATGCTGCTAACAAAAGAGCTGAAGCTGTTCAATCTGCCGTTGAAAAAGTTCGTTCAAATACAACTATTACTGTTAAAGGCGCTGAAGAAGTTAAAGACACCTCTAAAAAATAAATACAATGAACGAAATTACTCCTGAATTAAGAGAAAAAATTGCGCTATATTCAAAACATTTGCATGAAATTATTCATACAGATATTAGCGATGAAATGCTAAATGCTGTCAATATCAAAAGTGTAAGTATGATTAATGAAGTCATGACTGAATACCCAGCTGAACCACTTTTAATTGTTAAAAAATTAGATGGAACAGAAGAGCGCATCTGGGGATTTGTAAAAATCCCAGAATACTTGAATAATCTCATAGATCAAATTGAAAATTCAGGATACGTTAAAATATAAAAATCATTATATGAATTTAAAAAATTTTAAAATTACAAACAAAGGTCTTTATTGGGGGCTTATTGTTACATTTGCCCTCCTATATTTGTGTGTAGGATTTGTATCAACTTTACACTCAATTACATTTTTCAACTTAGCGAATACTGTTGGCCTTGCAGTACTTCTTGGTATTACTTATGAAATTGGCCAAGCGTCAGTTTTATTTTCGATACTTATGACTAAGAATAAGGATAGATTTTTGCCATGGGCTTTAATGTTTTTATTAACAGCGTTACAAGTCACAGCGAACGTTTATGCCTCATTTAAATTTATGGCAAATTCAGGCTCTAATGATTGGCAATATTGGCAAAAATCAATATTGATTGGTGTACAAGCTGAGAATGCTGAAATGTATCAAGTTATTATATCATGGATAGCGGGTGCATTACTTCCTATAGTTGCTCTTGGTATGACAGCATTGGTTGCTAATAATATCAAAATGATTACTGAGGAAAATGAAGCTAATAAGGAGGAGCCAAAGGAAGAGAATAAACCAAGAGAGGAAGAGCTAAAGGAAGAGAATAAACCAAAGGAAACTTCAGATTTAAGCGAAACTATCGGAAAGATCCTTGATAGAGATAATCATTTGGAAAAACTTAAGAATACCCTTCTTTCTACTGCTGGCCCAGCTACAAAATATGAGGAAAATCCAATTATTGGTGAAGGAGGAGTTGAAATTATTAAAGACCCTATCTCTATTGAATTAAGAGATCACGAGAAAGCAAACGAAGAATTTGAAAAGGAATATTTTCAAGATAATATGACTCCTCTTCAAAGATCTGAAAAAGAAATAGATGAGATAATCGAAAATGAGGTAGAAAGAAGGCTTAGGGAAAAAGAAAGTGCTAGGGGAATAGACAGTGCTTTTGATGTACAGGAAGGAATGGATTATCTTGATCGAGAAGCAAATTCATTAATCCCGGAAACAACTTCAAAAATAATTGATGCCCATCCTTCTCAAATTATCATTCCAGAAGAAAATTTGCCAGAAGTAAGTAATGAAATAGAAGATGTTACTTCTCCAGAAATAATGGAGCAAGCTGTTGAAGCTACAATAAAAGAAGCGGAGGAATCCCGAATTACAGAGGAAAAAACCCCTGTTACAAAAACAAGGGGGTGGCATCTTAAGAAAACTTATGTAGATTCGAATGGAGATGTTTATCATTTTGGCAAGATCTCGGACGATAAAGAATTAAAAGAACCCCAGGACTCAAAAAAAGCTTAGGAGCGAGCATGGATGAAGGGGTGAAAGAAGAGCTCGCTCCTGATAAAGAAGAAATAAACCCCGTAGAGGAATTGAAAAAACCTTCTCCTGGTCAAGAACTTATTGAACGTATTAAAAAAGAAGATTTTGAAAAGAAGAAAAAGAAGGAAGCAGAAGAATATGTTCCCTCTATTATAATAGATGGGGTAGAAGTTATTGATGCTAAAGCTATTCCAAAAAAAGAAAAAATAAGGCTCGATAAGTTTGGAATTCCTATTCCTGAAAATCGAAGAACCTGGGATAAAATCTAAATATCAAAAGGACCCCTAAATACATTGGCACAACTCATAGGCACGTGCCTGCTAAGTTTAAATCCCTAAGTCATGTTAATCCTTGCCTTAGGGATTTGTTGTCTTAAACAGCAAATAATAACTTTTTATAAAAATCCATTCTATTCTTTTTATTCACGAATAAATAATAAAAATAAAAGGCTAATAGCATGGCTACAGATGTATTTAATAATTCTAGCAATAACTATGTTTATCCCGCTCTTTCACCATGTGCGGGGGCTGGAGATGATTCATACCTACAATTTTTACCAAATAAATCTGTAGGAGTTATACAGGGAAGCAACACTCTTGCTTCAATATCTTTTTCAGATATTAAAATTCCCGTTTCCTCTTATAGTTCTCAAATGAAAGTTGTAGAACCAGGAGAAGTAATTTTTATCCCTGGATTAACGAAGGGTCTTGATTTTAGATCGCAAGCATTTACTATTCCTGCATTCACGGATAATGATTTGAATCCATATTTTATGACTGTCGATCTTTCGATTGGCTTTTATAAAAATTTCAAATATTATCAATTTAATGTTGAAGCTTCCGCAGACTATTCAAATAATATCACAATAGATCAAGCTTTAGATATAGCTTTATCCAATATTCAAGCAAAGATTACAACTACTTATGATCCTAGTGATCTTTCTTTTACCGGAACTCAGGCAGGATGGGATTTTAATATTTCCAACATTGAACTAACTCTTATAGATGCTTCTGAAAATGCTAGTTCGCCTTTCCCTGCTATTATCATAGGGGGAATAAATGTTCCTCAAATATTTGAATTAGAAGAGGATCTTTCTAAAATGGTTCTTTATGCTAAGTATCCTAATTCAGCAATGCAAGGAATTATTTTAAAAGCTACATATCCAGCAACAGAATTAAGTTATAATAAATGGATTTATCTTAACCATGTTACAGATATTGTTACCATTTTTGAGCCTATTCAGATTGACAACTTTTTAAAAAATATACAAAAATTTACAGAGATAACATTTGATCCTTCGATTTCTTTTGGACCATTTATAACAGATTTTACAGATGCTTCCGTTGGTTTGGATGCTAGCTCTGGAAGTGAATCCTATGTTCTTGCAGTAGATTGCTCTTACGCATATTATCAGCTAGCGGATTCATCTTTATTTAATTCTAGATTAAATCTTGAATCAACTTTAAATGGAACTATTGAAAATTCCTGGGTAAACAAAGATTATCCTTTACTTCCTTATGGGGATCCTTCAAGCAGAGTTGAAATAGCTTTATCTATTGTAAACGACTGTTCTATAAACAATGCTTTTATTCAGGATAGCTCCATATTTACATCTTTCTTAGAAGACGTTTCATTATCTGGATGTACACTTTACAATTGCTCTTATGATCCTAGTATGGTTACCTTATCCAATTGTACTCTTATTACAATTAATGAAACTATAGATTGTTCTATTTCTTATGAGACTGATTCATCAACCTATTATACTCCGGTTGTTAAAACAATTGAAGTTGGTATGAGTGGTTGCTCTAATGCTACTCAAATGAGCGCAGGAGATTATCTTGAATGGATTACAGAAAACGAGGATTGGAAAAAAGTTGGAGATGCGTATATTTGGACTTCAGCTCCTGATAATGGGGATACAAGGAATTTAATTGATGGATTTTATGTTTATAATCCTCAAACTTTCCCAGTTCAAATAGATTATTTAATCTTTGTATGATAGCCAAGAAGGTTTTTGAAAATATAGAATTTAAAAGAGGAGATCCCCCTCAAAAAACCTTAAAAGTAGGAAAACATAGAACTACTTCTAAAACTTTTAAGGATTATGAAGGAGAAGAACAAACTATTGAAGTCGATCGAGAAAATAGTTTTGATCTTTATAATATGAGGGTCCGGTTAGTTTTTAATAAAATAGAAGGTGATGAGTTTGCTGATGTTTTCATCAATGGAGAAAAAAATGATTTTTCGGTTTTTAAAATAACTCCTTTTGATTATGAATTTAAGAGCAGCGCATACGGATTTCCTGTTGCAAAAGATGAAAAACATCTTAAGGAATTAAAAGAAAAATATTCTCATTGGATTGCAATATCTAATGATTATTCTAGGGAAAATAAAGATCCTTTTATTGCGGTTGCAGAATTAATACTTTTTACATACTAATGAAAGCACTAAAAGTATTCGAAGCATATAACTTTCAAAGAGGCCAGAATCCAAAAAGATCTCTTTCTTTAGGAAAATACAAGTCCCTTCTTTATAGGGCTTTAACTGATCCAGATAATGAAGTTAATGGAGAAGCCTTTCGTGATTGGATGGAGACAAATCCTACTCTTGCGAAAGCTATAGAATATGATAAAAATCCTTTACCTTTGGATCAATATTTAACCTTTGATTTGGACTATTATTGCGAAAATAATGATATAGATCCAGATGATCTCAAAGATGATTTTGATTCTAAAGAAATTTTTTCAAGGTTAAAACCTGGAGAATTAATGGTCTTTAGAGGAATTATTAAAAGTTTACCCGATCAAAATAAAGTTTTATATTATAGGGGAGGAAATATTGATGGGTTTATTACTCGAAAAGATTGGGTTGGTATAAGATAAATAGATTATGAGAGCAAAGAAAATATCAGATACAATCAACGAATGGGGTGGAGCAGGATATTCCATTTATGGTGGTAACGCCGGATATGGAAATGCTAGCGGAAGAGGTATGGGATTTGGCCAGAGCTCTCAAAATAAAGGAGGTCCAAATTTAATGTATACCTATGACGTTAAAGATCTTGATCAAAAACTCCAGCAGGCCCCAACTCCTCAAGATAATGAAAAATATATTCATGTTGGATGTGAAATTGAAGGGGATTCTTTAGATACAAAAAAGAAAATATCTGGTAAAATAGTTTCTGAAGAAACCGATAATGATGGTAATATTTCTTATTATAATGTAATAAATTCGAAAACTGGAAAAACTGAAAGAGTAGATCCAACCTCCGCCGAATTAATTCAAAAGGATTTATCTCCAGAAATGGCTATTAGGGATTATCCAGGATTTGAGTCTTTTGAGTATCCTTCTTTTGAAGATTTTTTGAATGAAAAAGATAATGCAAGAGAAGCTGTCAAAAGAAGCCATTTGCCAAAAGATATAAAAGAAAAAATACTTCAATTGGGGGTTTCAAGATTTAAAGATGGAAAAGCTCATGGAATAGGGAAACCAAAAATTGGTGGAAAAAAATTTAGCGAAGTAGGAATTGGTGCAGATAAAAATGGTTTTTTTGTTCATACTCACCGAGCAAGATCAAAATCATATAAGGATCTTTCAGATATTCCCAATAAAACCATTAATTTTATAGCATCAACAGGATAATAAAAAAGAGGTTTATTTAACCTCTTTTTCTTTGTTAACATCCTGTTTTGCTTTCCACCTTTCCATTTCTTCCTCAACCCAGGGAACCTGGATACCTGTAATTCTTACATCTAATTTTCTTACAAAAACACTATTATCGGGAACATTAAATAACATAATGGCAGGATCCCCTTCTTTCCAATTTTCGTATTGCTTTACAGCTTTATTAATAAGATCCGGGGTAAAATGATCTTTTGCTGACCAGTTTTCTAATTTTTTCCTTATATTTTTTCTGATCCATGCAAAATGCTGCATACGGATTATCTCATCTTCAAAAATATAAGTTCCTATATTTAAAGGATTATAGATTCTTCTTGTAGGATCCGTTGGACCAGGGGCTGGTCCATTGAAAGTATAATTAAAATAAGTGGAATGAATTCCGGGAACAAATGGTCTAAAGGGATAAACAAGATAATGTTCTAGATCTCTGAAATAATTAACATAGCTCCAATAAGTAATAGGCCACCCATTTTCATTAATCATTTCCTTAGCAACTCTGAATTGATCTTTATCATAGAACTCATCGGCATCAATATTCAATATATGAGAGCATCCCCTTTCTTTTGCGAGAGAAATCCCCATATTTCTTTTATCTGTTTCTTGTTCCCTCGAATATTTTAGAAAGTTGGGTTTGAATTCAATCAATTCATCAATAAGACCTAGGGACTTTAATCTCTCTAATTCAGCCATATCTTTTGGATCCATTGCATTTTTCCAATAAGATTTCTTTTGATAAAAACCGGCAACCCAGTCTACTTGATCCCTTATTTGGGAAATAAGATCAAATAATAATTCGCTTGAGTCAAAACAGTTAATAGTAAGGCCTAATTTTTTTATTTTTCCCATTCTTTTGGTTTTTCTTTTTTAAATAATTTTATCCATGTTCTTTCAATCTCTCTCATTCTTTCTTTACTCTTTTTTTTCCATTTTATATCATCAATTATAATTTTTACTGTATAAGCTATAAAGAGAATAAATGCTAAAAATAGAAAAATGGTTATAGCATTTGAATAAAATGGATCATGAATTCCTATTATATCTCGTATTAATTGATCTCTTATTTCTTCATAAGGATTCATTAAGACTCGTTTATTTTAATATCATCAAAAATGATAGGTATCTTTGATTGGAACTCCTTTAGCAGCGGAATAGTTAATTCCCTCATTTGAGGATGAGCAGCAGGAGAAGTTCTTAGTTTAAAAAAATGTCTCCATTCACGTAGGTTATATTTAACATTTATTTCGGTTTTAGTTGAATTCGGAAGAACTGATCTTGCCTGCTGAGCTTGCCAGCCATCTTCAATTAATAAATTATAACTATGTTCGGCAAATGCCATAGCTATAAGCCATCTTCTTTCATCATCGTTGATATTTGTCGAAGATTCAATTTCAGCTCTATCGGTCAAAAATTGTTCATCAATATTAATGCACCAATTAGGAATAATGAAAGTAATTTGGTTATCAAATTTATCTTTTGAATAATTACAATATCTTGTGCTCTCCTGAGCATAAGAAGCCATCCTATGACGAACTATTTCATGGGAAACCCCTCTATCGCAAGTAAATTTAACTGTAATGTCAAAAAATTCGATCATTGCTTCATGACCTCTTGAAATAAGCATTCTGATCATTTTTTCCGCAGAATCATCAGTAATCTTATCCTCAGATTTATAGCAAGTTCTAGCAACCTTTTCAAGGAATTTTAGAATTTCTTCTCCGTTTATTGGGGTAAGGATTTCGGTAAAGGGTTTGATTAATTTCATAAAAATATTTTTAGTGTACTACTTTTTTATTATATGAATTTTGTTATATGTAGTTTTAATTAATCAAAAGTTAATACGCCTTTTCCGGGGGATGAGGGGGAGAATTCAAATTTTATTTGACCCTTCTTCATAGCTTCAGCAATTTGAGCTCCGACTGTTTCACCTATTTGAGATGCAATTACATCCCAATTTGGGCTAGCTGCAGAACTTTCTTTAACTGCTTTACTCTTTTCCTGTATCCTTTCAGCTGTTGTTGCTGTTGCAGCAGTACCAGAGGGAGCTCCACCACCTGCACTAACAGATATCGAAGCTAATTTAGAAAGCTTATCAGTATCAAAATTATCTAAGCTTATTGATAGATTATTTAATGATTTTGCTAAGTCCCCAATTGTATCATTTGCTTTTTGGAGATTTCCTAGGGATTCAGAGAATTTAGATAATTCCTCGATAATATCGCTATATTTTTCTAAAGCTTTTTTAGCATCCTTTGGTGTTGATTTTTCTAAACCGGTTGCTAATGTATCCGAAAATGTTGTAAGTGCTTTAACAATATTATTGGAAATAGTAGCCATGGAAATAGTTTCTCCAGTTGGCTTTCCATCTTTATCTAAAACTGGCAATTCATTTTTCTCTCCAAATTCTGAGAATAATCTAACAACCTCGGAGAATTGAACAACTGCACCAAGAATACCATGTCTTCCAATAAGAGCTTTGGACATCTTTTGCATTCTTTTGTAGCCATTTCCTTGGGGTCTTCCGGATATACCGGCTTCTTCGCCATCCCCGAATTCACTTTCGGATTTAGAGAATAATTGTTCAGAAAAATAAAGGAATGTTCTGATTATATTATCAACAACGGTTGTAGCTTTAACCTTCTTTCTTATCTCATTCCCCTTATCATCATATTCTACATATCCAATTTCATTATTTTCTCCGAATTCAGCATATACTTTCATAGCATCTGCGAATTGGATAACGGCTGAAAGAATACCATGTCTTCCAATAAGAGCTTTGGACATCTTTTGCATTCTTCTCTTCTGTCTTCCGGATATACCGGCTTCTTCGCCATCCCCGAATTCACTTTCGGATTTAGAGAATAATTGTTCAGAAAAATAAAGGAATGTTCTGATTATATTATCAACAACGGTTGTAGCTTTAACCTTCTTTCTTATCTCATTCCCCTTATCATCATATTCTACATATCCAATTTCATTATTTTCTCCGAATTCAGCATATACTTTCATAGCATCTGCGAATTGGATAACGGCTGAAAGAATACCATGTCTTCCAACAAGAGCTTTGGACATTCTCTTCATTCTTCGTTTCTGCTTACCCGATATTCCTTTTCCTTCAGGCTCTCCATCGCCAAATTCACTCTCGGATCTTCCAAATAATTTTTCAGTAAAATAAAGGAAGCTACCAATCATATTATCAACTACGACTGTTGCTTTGACTTTTTTCTTTATCTCATTTCCTTTATCATCATAATCAACATATCCAATTTCATTAGCTTCTCCAAATTCAGCATATACTTTCATTGCATCAGCAAATTGGATAACTGCGGAAAGAATACCCCTTCTTCCAGTTAAAGCTCTACCCATTTTTCTGATAGCAACAGCTTTTTCTTTTGTAAGAGTTTCTGTGGATTCAAGAAGAGCAGTTAAGAAAGTACTTATCGAATACGATATATTATCAGCGACCTTTGTGAGATTAACTTTTGCTCCAAATATAGGTTTACCGTCCTTATCATACCCTTCAATAATTCTCATATTTTCTAGTTCGGCAAAAGCAGTAACAGCTATAGCAAACATACAAAGAGCTAGAGACATGGACATTAAAACACCAATACCTGCGAATATTTTAGCACTATTTTTTATAAATTCTGCAATACCACCAATTCCTTTTTTACCCCCAGAAAGAACAGAAATCCCATCTATCATTCCCCCCAGGACTCCTCCAATAAGATTTCCTAATACATCTCTTATGGGAACGTCTTTTAATTCATTAGCAACATTAACAATTTTTTTAATCATTAATGAAAGAAGCCAGAATGTTGCACCCATTCCTAAAATAACTAAGCCTCCTAAAAGAATAAGTTCTCCTATGGGTGCAACTAAAGCAAATATTGCAGCTGCCCCAAGTATAACTCCTCCAACTATCAACATTGATTTGAGAATACTTCCGCCAGATTCCTTAGATAATATTTTTGGAATTAGAGACATTGCCATAGCAAATGAAAGCAATCCAAATGCTAATGCAGCTAATCCAAGGCCCATTTCAACTAAGGTAAATACACCTTTTTTAATAAATCTATTAGCTAGGGCAAGTGTCCCAAACATTACTAATAATCCTAGGACAGTAACTCCTAAGAACATTATAACATCTGTAGGCTTAGATAATTTTAATATCATTGCGGTTAATAACAATGACCCAGCAAAAGCAAGAATACCTAATCCTAAATATGCAAAGCTTAAGGAAATATCTTTAACAGGTTTAGCAATTTTTGTTAGAGCATTTCCTATTTTTTCAAATGTTTTTATTGCACGATCTACTTTACGTATGCTCGCAGAATCTCCTTTATCTTCTAGAAATTCCATTAGCATTTTTAAAGTCGAAAGGGTTCTTGTAACTTGCTTTTCTTTTACTCTTCCCATAGAGTCTAATCCTTCGGCAAGTTTTGGAAGACCTGTTCCAAGATTATTTAAAGATTCTGATAAATCTTTTAGATTTTTTGCCCCTCCTTTTTTCTTATTAGCAATATCCATCATTTGCTCAATAAATGAAAAGAAATCCTTTATTGTTTTGGGTTTTACTTTTCCGAATCCAATCAAAGAAGGGCCAAGATTGGAAAGCATTGCTATTTTATCTCTAACAGCTGCACCTGGACCTGCTGGGGCTGCAGGTTTTGATCCACGGGTATTTTCCTCAATTCGTCCAAGGGTTTTGAGAATCCCATATAAAAGTTCGTTAGCCTGCTGCATTTATTTGTAGAGATTTTATTTATATATCTCCAGCAAAGAAAAAAGGTGCAGAACTGCACCTTTTAAAATTTAGGTTTAGGCATAGAAGGAATATTCATTTTTGGAACCTTAAATCCCCCATAATCTGGCTTATCGTGGGATCTAGGCATTTTTGCTGCAGCCTGTTGTTTTTTATATTCTTCTTCTTGCTGCTTAATTCTTTTTTCCTCTTCTTTATTAGCTTCTTCCAATTCTTGTAAAATATATTCGATTTCAAAAAATTCCATCGGATATAAATGAATTGGAGCTATATGAAATCTATTGGCAAAGATATATTCTATCTTAACCCAATTTAGAAAACGGATCTGAAATAAGGAAAATAGATTTAATTCCGCCCTGAAAGTTTAGCGGGATAACCCGCTCCCCTCCATTCTTATCTTTGTATTTTAAAACAGGATTAATAGTTTCAGAAAAAATCTTCTTTACTTCTGTGAGAACCGAATATTCTTCAGCAGACCAACTATTTGAATCAAGGACGAATTTTTCATAAGAAGAATCATTTAGCCCCCTCCAATCACCAATAACAAAAGGAGCATATCCTACAAAATCCTCATCAAGCGGTTCTCCAGCTTGTCTTTTACGGTTAATATAGTTTTTAAGCCAATTTGTTACCCCTGCTGATGGTAGGAAAACTCTTACTTTTTTCCCGCTACTTTTAAATGGAAGAATAATACATCTTTCTTCGGGGGAATAAAATCTCATTACCCTATCATCAAAAGTAATATAATCCACCATATCCTTGACAATATCAATTTTTTCTGTTTCGGATACTTTAGCTTGAAGTTTATTATCTCCTTTTACAAAGGTCCTTTCTCTTATAGCAAGTATAATATAAAATCTGTCGACCTCCTTTATATCCCTCCAAGAAGAAAATTTACCATCCGGGAATTTTAAACTACAACATCTTTCAAGGACATAATTAAGCATATCATCAAGAGCAAATATGTCATCTTCATTAAGGGTCGACCAGTGTCTTATTTCTCCAGCCGTCGCTGAACGAATTACTATTTCTGTTCCCTCAGGATAAAATAATCCTTGAGTAGGAAGATCTGTTATTTTTAATCTTTCCCATCCAAGTTCATTTTGAGGGTCTCTTGATTGAGCCATTGGAATAGGATTGACCCCACCTGGTATTGGAGTAATAGGGGGACCTACTCTTCCTTCTTTTTCTTCAGCAAATTGTTTTAACTTTTCCTCGTTATTCTGATCCATAATTTTATAGAGTTTATACGATTTATCTATATATTATTATAGAGCAAAAAACTCAATAGTTTTAAACAAAAAAGAGACTTATTCAGTCTCTTTTTCATCTTTCTCCTTTTTCTTTTTCCTTAGGAGCTTAAAATCATTTTTTGTTATCTTTTTATTCTTATCAGCATCAATTTTATATTGCTTGCCTTTAAGTTTTTCATTTAGCTCTTCTAAGCTTTCACTAACTAACTTTTCCATATTATTAAACTATTGTTTCATCCCAAGAATCACAAGCAAGTGTATATCCTTCAATCCTATAAATTTCTTCACTCATGTAATTTATTTCAGGTACATTGAGGGGAGTTATTGGGAATACATTGTAAAGTTTCCACTGCCAATAAGGATTATTAGCTCTATCATAAAGGGTAATAAGTGCCCAAGGAGCTACATAATCAGCTTTGATACCAGTTCTTCCTGTTAGAGGATCGTAAACTAAGTCATTCCATTTTCTTAAAGTTTTTAGAACATAAGCACTTGGAGTACGATTTAAGTTTACTTCAAAAGAGAGAGCAACGTCCATCGTAGTTTTGTCGGGCTTAGCCCCAGCAAATCTCCTGGTTGCCCATTTATACTGCTGAGAAACAGGAGTTGTTGGGAATGAGTTGGATTCCAATCCACCTATACTTATAATATTTTCAAGTAAAAGATTCGTATTTTCATCTGTTGAACCAATGCCTGTTGGTAGAGCAATCTGAACAGTAAAGAGGTTCAAGTAAAGAGGTTCGTAGAGCTCTTGTGCTGCTCTTGAACTTCTCCAGTGAGGCATTCCGAATGTTCCTTGACTTTTGAAATTTTCAGCCATATCGCGTTACTTTTATTTTATTTATTCTCTATTAAAGTGTACTATTGCTGCCTGTGCTTACGCCGCCAGTTTTGTATACTGTAATTCTCTGAATAATTTTTTCCATTCCTTTAGTAACCCATACGCCAATATCGATAATTGCAAGACCTTCATCAACGACATCTGGTGTGTTGTTTGATTCATCCATCGTGATCTGGTAATTAATAAGAGCTCCTGCATCTTTCATTGATTCAAGAATAGGAGTTACTGCATTTATGATAGTAAGACGAGTTACTGGGTTATTGAAATCGAATACGTAATTCTTAAGAACTTCTTCAACCTGTAGTTCAATTGTATTAAGAAGCTCTCTAACATGTAAGTAGTTGAAATCACTCTTTACAGTCTGATAAGCCGTTCTATTTGCATAGATAAGAACTTCACCTGTTGATGTTCTCTCAATAATTGAGTTATATCCAAATGGTTCTAGGTAGCTTCTATCTTCTTTGTCGAGCATATATTCTACACCTGCAAGATTAGGATTAGAAATGATACCATTTTTATTAGCTACAATAGCGTATGGATCTCCTCCTAAGAATTTCCTTACAAAGCTATTTGAAATATCAGCAGCTGGTGGAACAAGGATAACTTTATCATTCTCAGTATATTTTAAGAATGGTCCGAATACACCGGTGAACTTTGATCCATTGTCTTCATCAGGAAGAGTAAATCTGAAGCTTCTTGGCATATCAGGGTTACCTCCTACTGGAATGTACTCCGTACTGAAAATTGGTTTTGGATCAACTCCGCTAACGAATACATCGCAGAAGTAAGGATCCTGACTTGTTGCAAATTGAGTCATTGAAGGAGCACTAATAATAGCAGTAGTTTTGCCTCTCTTCTTAGCAAGTCTGGAAAGATAAACTTTACCTCCCAAATTAGGTCTAAGACCATAGGCCATTGTATCAACTACATATCTGTAGTTAATCATTTCTGGGTTAGTTAAACCTCTAAGAATTCCTTCATCTTCAAGCATTGAATAGATCTTTTCAAGACCTTCTTCAGCGTTTGGTGTTCCTGTAGTTGTATATCCAGGAAGATGATTAGAAGTAAGTTTAAGACCATCAAGTTGTAAGAATTTATATGCTGTTGCTACAGAAGCGTCATCAATAGGTTTCTGTAGATAAGCAGAAGGCTCATTACCTAAATAATTATAGATAGGTTCTGCTGTTTGAATAACATATAAAGATCCATCAAAAGTTTTATTGGTTACATAAGTAACTCCAGGAATATCAGCGCCACTTCTTACAAGAGTTCCGATAGTTAAGAAATCTTTATAAGTAGGTGTAATTCTGAAGTTTTTACCAGTTGAATCAGTATAATCATAAACTGGAACTGAAGAGTGAATAACTGCATCATCTACACTAATATCATAGCTTAAGAAAGTAGATTTGAATCCAACTTTATCTATGATTCCGTGACCAACGAGATCAACCATGTGAGCTGCAACTGAAGTTGAAGTTCCATCTCCCATTTCCCACTGATCTTGATCTTCATCCCAAATAAGCTGATCAAGAGCATCCTGGTTAACATTAACAAGAATTCCGGTTAAGGATACTGAAGCATTAACAATATCTTCAATATTCTGATTAGACCCAGTTTGATCTCTGAAATCAGGAATAAATGTTCCGATCCATGATCCAATTAAACTAACCTGAGGAAGATTTATAAATTCATTAAGTTTTGAAGGAATAACTCCGTTGGCGTTAAAATAAGCTGAGAAGAATGGATCTACAGAAAGACCTGTATAATTTGTCCAATCACCTTCGATAGCAATAACCTGGATGAAATAGTTTTTCATTTGATCATAAGGACGAATCCATTCGTAAGGGATTGCAGTGGTGGAACCATACCAATCTTTTGCTGTAACATCATATCCCTGAAGGCCAACAGCTTTTCTTACAATAACGGAAACCCTCTTAGTTCCAACATTAGCTACCTGTAATAATGAAGTGCTTTCAGCAGAACCAGGAACCCCTTCTTTATTTCCAGCTACTCCCAATAGATAGTCTGGATCTGGTTTCCAGAATCTTTCTCTATTATAGAAATTAATAAAAGCATCGCTGAAAACACCTGGGTTTGCGGCGGAAGCATCTACAGAAAGAGAAACAAATTCTGCAAAGTTCGTTGAAGAATTATCAACATTTAAAAGGTTAAGAGCAAATACGGGTGCTTGAAGTAAGCAAGTATCTATTGATCTCTGGAAGAAAGATCCTTTTTTCTCTAATTTCTTATCTATATCCCCAAAGAATCTAGCACGATCCCTGGTGGAACGAATAAAAGTAGGAGCATTAAAAGGCCCGATCTTTGAGAATCCAACTACCAATCTTAAAGATTGAGTTGTAACTGTAATTCTTTCAGACTGATCTACTTCGACTGTATAAACACCAGCAGCTTTAAATTGGGATAGATCTAAAGAAAGTTTTGCCATATTATTTCATTTATTTTTATTATTTATTCGTCAAAAATTTAAGGAAAATCTACTTTCTGACTTTTCAAATAATGTCTTTTATTTATATATCATAGAATGAAAAACCCCGTTTTAACTTTTTCACCATG